AGGATATAGCCTACGATTCTTTGCTTGGGTAAACTTATCAATTAAGAATTGGAACAGTTCTTCCAAAGGTGCAGGACCACTAGCACGACCGCCAAAGGTTTTTAGTCTAGCACCTGCAGGTCTTACTTCTGATACATCCCATTGTGGTATCTGTCCTGCATACAACATGGCTATCATCTCTCGTAATGCTCTTGCCCAACCCGGTCTGCTATCAGCAACTTTTATAACAGTATCACTCTTCTCAAAGTGTTCATTTACAACTGGTAGCTTATCTACATTCTCTCTTTCTACAGAGAAGCCCACACCTGTGCCACACATTAGCACATACATAGTTTCATCAAATGCTCGTGGGCTATCGACAGGTATGTACGAACAGTTATATCCTGCTACGTGACATCTATCTAATGCAGAACCTGCAGTCATCAATGCTCTCATGCTAGGCATCACACTCAATCCCATCATAGCATCTTCTAAGTCATGCTTTGTAGCCTGTGGAATAACATGATTGTGTTTCTTTTTAAGGTGGTTAGACATGTAGTCTATATATCTTTGTACAGTCTCACTCCACGTCTCACGTCTTTGCTCATCTTCTTTCCATCTTGCGTAACGTGATAATGCGATGAAGTTTTGATAGTCTGTTGGTAAAATGTTATTCATATCACTCTCTCAATGTTTTTATACTTTTAATCTTAGCACCATGAACATCATAAAAATATTCACGAATGCCATCCTCAATTTCCTCTGATACTTTACCATCGGCAGGAATGGGGTACTCCTCTGGGTCTATATCTATAGCTATAAGCATTTTAACTAGCATTTAATCTTCCTTTTACATAATCAAAAAATCTATTTAAATACCATCGGGCTTTTCCTATATCGGCATCGCCACCTTTTTCTGTTTCTCTTAGAACATATTTTATATTATTACCTTTAATATATCCTCTATATTCTTCGGGAGTTAAGAAAGCTTCTATAACATCTATTACTTCCATATTACCTTTTTTGTAATGTGGTGGATGGTTTATTAAATCAATCTGTTTCGTCATCACGTTTTATCCCATTCATAAAATTTAAGTGTATTATATTACTATCTTTCTCTTTGTCAATAAATAAATCTTGTTGTCCATCATTATAACGATTAAGATAATCATGTAGTAGATTTCTAAATGTTTCTACTTCTTCTATTATAGGCACAGAAGCACACATCATTCTGCAGAACTGCATAAGCTCACTCCATTCACCTTCTGGCAAGTTGTTTTCTTCTGACGTAACGACTACAATGTCAGCACTGCCTGACCATGCACCATTACTCTTACTTTTATTTGGACGAACTCTTATTATAAAATCATTCTTATCTATCTTATCTGCTATGTCCATATGCTTTCCTTTTATATCCATTAAACTTTATAAAACTTGGGTACTTGTCTTTGCCTTTTTCTTTTATCCATGCTTCAGGAATAATCCTGTCGTAGTAAACAAAGTCATATCTCTCACACCATTCTCCATATGTGGACTTTGCGCCTTTTCTAAGTTTGCGTCTGCTGTTCTCAAACACAAAACGTATATCTAATTTAGGATGTTGCTTCTTTATTGCAAGATGTTTTCTTCTATCTGATGCAGTGAACTGTCCTTTTGTTTCTATTATTACACCATTAAACAGCACGAAATCAGGTGTATATGTGCGGTAGGCTAAATCTTCCCACTCTATCTTGAAAGGTTCGTATTTAAACTTAACACGTTGCTCTTTCAACAAGTCGGAGATTTTTATTTCTAGACCGCTACGATACCCATACTTTCGTGCTGTCATAAATTGTGCAAATCTATTTACCAATTATAGAAAGAATCCTCTGTTATAGGATAAAGAAGAAATACCAAGAGCCTTGTACTCTTCCGCTAAAGCTCTGTCTGCTTCCTTTTTAGCTTCCACAGCTATTCGTAAGGATGCATACTTTTTCTCTTTATACTCTTTACGCAAAGAACTTAAACGCTCTTGAGTTTCTTTTATTTCGGTTTCAAGAGCTTCCATTTCCATATCACTCATTTAAATACTCCTCTTCTAAGTGAACATATGCAACCGTTCTTGGTTGCTTGGCTTGTGACTTGACTGCAGGTCTTTCCACAAGATTAGACCAACAATCAAATCTATACGAACAGAACTTACAGTTCGTGTTCAGTATCTTATTACCTGTAGGCTTACCTCTGAATGTTTCATCTTCAGCTTCAAAGCAACGCTTAAACTTATTAGTCTTTACAACATTCACAGTATTAGATATCTTCTTTACTTCTTTAGTCATATCTAAACCGCTTGCAGGTACATACTTAAAGTGTCCATTGGCTTTGTTAACAACCCACCAACCACCTGCTTTTTTACCAGATGCTTTGGCATATCCTGCTAACTGCCCAATGTATCCAAACCCATCTGACTCTGCAAGAGTGTCATAGGATTCAAACTTATTTTTGTAAGACCAATCTGAAGCAGATTTGATATCATCCACCGCATCATTGACAACGATATCATACGTGCCAGATACTTTAGACTTACCTACATCCAAAGAAACTTCTTTAGAATCTTCGTACTGTATACCTGCTTCAGTCATCAGACCTTTGAATACTGCTTCTACTATATCCCCAATCATCATATTCATAATGAAAGTAGTAGGATAAGGCAGAGCTTTCTCAGGCTTGTTCTTGTCATACCATAGCTGACAAGTTGGTCTCCCCACATTCGACATGCGTAAACGAAAGTCTTTACGCTTTTTCTCCCCACCGAACTGGCGATGCATAGCTTCTGCCACATCGGTAGCAACCTGTTGGATGGTTGTGTCAGACATAGATGTCTCACCATTAACAGCATCTTCAAGGTATTGATGCAACGCTAGTTCAGCAGGATGGTTCATTAGCAACCCACGTCTTCAACTTCGATGTCTACCAACGTATCCACCACATCAACATCATCGTCTTCCATTTTAGAGTTAGCCTTCTCCGACCATAGATTTAGAATGTATTGATTATAGTTATCCAACCACGCTAGGAAGTCAGCAAACATTTTGTTGTCATCCGCAGTAACTTTCAGAGTCTTTGATACATCAAGAGATACAACAGGAATGAAAAAGCTATTACCATTAGGTAACTTCTTCTCATCAGTCGTGGCTGTAATCATGTGATGTATTGGTAGTCTCTGTAGCTTTGCCAGATTAGCGAAAGGCTCGCCCACAATTTTGAAGGCATCTCTGTTATCTATCTCCCATATAAAAGGCATGGGGTCAACAGTCACTTCCGCACCAGTTGAACTTACTGGGTTTACTAATTCTACTGTACCAAAAAGAACTCGCACTCTTTTAATCTGCTTGATTAAGTCCTGCATCTTCTCTGGTAATGATTTAAAGTCTTGTATAAAACCTGCAGGTTTACCACAGTTAAATCCACCATCATTATCTTTCAAATCTACATTGAGATTATCAGACATAACAGTTTTGATATACCTGTTAGGTGCATTAGCACCACCCATTACAAATCGCTTGTACATAAACCTTTGCATGTGTGGTCTAAGCTTAACAGAGTTAGCAAAGTATGTATCACCATCTGGAATCTCCAGTTTGTATGTACCACCGCTAACAGTCTCCACGTTAACACTCTTTCCTTTAACTTCTGCTGTACCCATGATTGGTGAATGGTTAATGCGTAGTCTAGCTAAAGAACTGCTTTTAGATTTAGCAGGAGCTTCATTAGCTATACCCATAGCCTTTGCCATTGCGCCATAGTTGTTCGGGTCTATTGTCGTTAGTTCTGTCATATATGTTTCTCCTTTAACAAATGAGACATAGTTATATCATATAACATCTTTAGTGTCAAGCCAATTATATCCTATTTTTGCTTCCAATAAAAGTGGCACGTTGAAGCTTATTCCCCAACGACTTGATATCAAAGAAGATAAGTCTTTATTAGTTTTATCTATGACACCAATCACCGCATTCTTCTCTTCTGGATGCACGTCAATGACAATACTATCGTGTACCGTATTGACTATACAGGACTTCATTCGCTCTAAAAGATTATCAATATGTAGCAGTGCCAGTGGCACAATGTCTGCGGTAGCAAACGACTGCACAGGATAATTCTTTATCTGTGTAAAGTGACTTATTCTGCCACTTCTATTACGTTGCACATCTGGAAATGAGAACTCTCTACCAGATGGTGTAGCAATCTTTTGATGGTCTAATGCTTCTCTAGCTAAAGTCTTATGCCAATCAGCAATGCCTTTATACTTCTGTGTAAAATGCTCGTAGTATGACGCTTCAGCTTTTGTTCTACCAAACCCACTCGCACCATACAAAGGTGCAAAGGTATGTGCTTTAGCTTCTTGTCTGCTTGTAGGCTGACCTGCATCAGATATAATCTTAGCTGTATACGCATGCACATCAAAGCCTGTACTGACCTCTTCCATAGCCACCTTGTCCTGTGACAAAAATGCAGCAGCTCTAAACTCTAGTTGTGCAAAGTCGGCTTCAAGAACATATCCTTTCATGCCAAAGTCATTGTCGTTCCAACGTGATACGAACACCTTCTTGACAGGAAACGTACCACCTCTAGGCATGTTTTGCATGTTTGGGTCTGCACCAGATAATCTACCTGTAGACGTGCGATGCTGTAACAATCTGACATGCAATCTATTGTCAGCTTTTACATGTGTAGCTATGCCTTCAATGAAAGAAGATAGGTAAGTCTCTACTGCAGACAGCCTACGCACGTTACGTAAGAAACGCTCTGCATCTTCCATGCCTTTGTTCTTGGCTGTACTCTCAAGCATTTGTAAATTCATCTTGTTTGTAGTGAAGCCATTGGCTGATGCCCACTTTGGTGATGGCGGTACAAAACAAAATCCTGCACGTTTTTCTGTGGGTATATATAAATAGCCTTTACCATCGCAATCAGAACAACGTGTTTCTTTAGCAAAAGGTGTACCATCTTTCTTTGTCTTACGAATCCTGCCATAACCATTGCATGTAGCGCATTGCTCTGATTCTGTCCTGTATAGTTTTTCTGTGTTCTGTGCTATTGCTTGCTTAAAATCTGAGCCTGTCATGTATGGGTCAATGGCTGTAACCCAATCTGTTTTGTCTCT